GGAAAACGACAAAGAATTAAGCGATAAATACAGCTTAAAGAAAAAAGAACTTTGCGAAAATTCTCAGGCTATTGAATTTTTTTTTTTGAAAGTTTCAATAGATATTCTGAAAGCTATGAGCATTTTGTCAAAGGATACAAAAATAGAGGATTATTTGAGAACGGATATAGGGCGAAAAAACGAAAAAGTGTTTTTAAATCAAATCAACAAAAAGATTTACAGCTAGTTTTGGACTCAGCTAACGATGAAATCCACTACCTCAAAGAAAACGGATATAAGGCAGATGAAATGAGTATAGGCGAAGTTTACGAAGTTTTAATGTTGTTGAAACGAAAAATAGAAAGGTTAAATAATCAAGGAAACTAAACACCTTTTAAAATATAGAAAAATGGCAAATATTAGCGACAATAATGTAATACTTAGATTGATATTGAAATCTAAGGAATATCAAAAGGATTTAAAAAAATCAACTACATCAACCGACAATTTAAAAAAATCAATTACATCATTAAAGAGAATTTTAGGCGGTGCAATTGCTTTTAAAATTACTAGAGATATAGCAGCGTTAGCTATTCAATCAGAAAAAACAAAAGTTAGTTTTGAAGCGTTTTTAGGTTCGGCAAGAAAAGCGGAAAAAGTATTAAAAGATTTAAATAAGTTTTCACTAAAAACACCATTTACGCCAGAGGAAGTAAACCAAGCGGGTAAGGCTTTGTTAGCTTTTGGAATATCACAAAATAAATTAATTCCATCCTTAGAAGCTATTGGCGATTTAAGTGCTGGCACAGGTAAAAACTTTAATGAGTTAGCGGTGATATATGGAAAAGCAAGAGTACAAGGAACGTTATTTGCTGAGGATATAAACCAATTAACGGAGGCGGGGATACCTATATTAGAAGAGTTTGGAAAACAGTTAGGAGTAAGTGCGGGGGAAGTAAAAAAACTAGGTAGCCAAGGGAAAATATCTTTTTCTAACTTGGAAGAGGCTTTTATAAGTCTAACTAGCGAGGGGGGCAAATTTTACAATCTAACTATAAATCAATCTAAAACTTTAGGCGGTGTATTGTCAACGGTGCAAGGTGCATTTAGTGGTCTTCTAAAAAATATAGGTTTAAAATTTTTACCCGCTGCCAAAAATGTAGGGTTGGCAATTGGTGTAATGGTTGATAAATTTAATGAATTTATATCTATTCCAGTTGAGAAAAAAATAAAAAACGAGCAAGAGGAACTAAATTTGTTAGTTACTAATATAACAGATGCTAATATAAAGCAAGAGGATAGGAATAAATTAATAAATGAGTTACAGAAAGAATATCCAGCATTTTTAACAAACCTTGATTCTGAAAAAGTAACTAATGAAGAATTATCGAAAAGATTATCTGATGTAAATAATCAATATATTTTAAAAATTGCACTACAAGCAGAAGATGAAAAGTTACAAGAGAAATCTAATGAAGTTGCAATTAATTCAAGAAGATTAGCGGAACAAAGAACGAAAGCCAATGAAGTAGCAAACAAATTAAACAGTAAATATAATCTAGGTTTAGATTTAACAAATAAAACACTACAAGAAAGGGTTGATTTAGTTAAACAAGCAATAGACTCAAACGATGATATAAGGATAAATTCAGCAACACGAGCGCAGTTAAATCTAAGTACATCAAGGGAAAAAAATAATTCAATATTAAAGGATGAACTAAATATTTTACAACAAAGAAGGAAAGAAATAGAGGAAAATATAAAATCTCAATTAGGGATAGGCGATACAGATTTTATTGATGGAGGAAATAAAGAAAACGAAATAATTAAAAAAAATGAGAAAATAAATGAAAAAGAAAGAAAAAAAATAAGAGAAAAAAAAGAAAAGGATGAGAAGGAAGCACTACAAAATATTATAGATTTAAAAAATGCGGCTATTATTGATGATGAGCAACGGCAAATAGAACAAGCGAGGACAGCAGCAGAACGGACAATAGCTGGTTTGGTTGGTTCAGAAAAACAAATTGAAGAACAAGCGAAACTAATTAGAGAACTTTTAAAAAGAGAAGAGAAGAAAATAAGGGAATCATTTCAACCATTTACCGCTGAGGATGTTGAAACCCAATTATTTGAAGAATCAATAATAAAGGAAGAGGCTGAAAAACTATTGGAAAAGATGCAAGTTGAAATAGACAAGCAAGAACCTTTAAAGTTAAATATTCAAACTACATCACCCGAACAACTAAAGAAAGATACTGAGTCAATAAATAGTGCAATTGATAGTGCAGCACCAGGATTCGGTGAAAAAGTAGGTAAATTATTTGACCCCGAAAGCGAAAATAACAAAAAATTACGTGAGGGTTTAAGCGCATTGCAAGACATAACAGGTAGCATATTTGCGGCAGATGACAAAGCAACAGAAGCAAGACTAAATAATATTGATGCACAAGTGAAAGCGGCTGATGAGCGTATTAAAAGAGCGGTAGAAGGTGGAAAAGAAGGTAGCGAGGAAGTTATCGCAATTGAAAAAGCAAAGATAGAAACACTTGAAAAAGCAAGGCAAAGAAGCTTGGAGCAGCAGCAAAAACAAGCGAAGATTGAAAGTGCATTGGCGGCAACAAGTTCATTAGTTAATGCTGTTCCTTTAGTTATTGATTTGTTTAAGAAAGGTGGTTTAGTTGGAGGACTTGCGGGTATTGCGTCAGTCATTGCTAGTATCGCAACGTTAAAAGCGGCGGTTCAAAAAAACACTCCTACCTTTCATGATGGTACAAGTTATGCAGATGAAACGGGGACGGCAACGGGTGGAAAATTGAAATCTAATGAATTTATGGCAAAATTGGAAAAAGGCGAGATGGTCATCCCTAAAGGCGATAGCGCACGTCTAAGGCACTTAGGTGTAAAACATACCGATATACTTAAATTAGCAGAAAGTACGAGAGATAAGGGCGTAGTGACCTTAGGTGGTAATTTGGACGATTCGCAGCAAATAATAGAAACAAATAACCGTATTATTTCCCAAAACGATAAGCTACTTAGATACATCAAAAACCTAAAAACAGAGGTTAAAATTGATGAACGTGGGTTGAGCATTAGGCAAATGAGATTACAGTCAAAAATTAAAAAACGTAGATAATGAATACAATTACACTAACGGACGAAATCAATGCAATATCAATAGAATTGACAGACGTTGAAGGTTTACAAGATTTGACAGAAACGATTGATTTGAGCGAAGATAAAACGCTGACTTTTTCGGTAACTGGTGAAATATCGGTAATCGGAAATAGCGGATACCAATTTATTAAAGATTATTTTTTCGGTTGTGATAGCTTATGCAATAACAAAAGCCTTGACGCTCAATTATATATAAGTTGTTGTGATACGTTGCAGGATTTCATAATAGAAAGGTCAACCGTAAAATATGATATTAACAATTGTAAAATACAGTTTGAAATGTTGACAAGTTCAACAATTGAACAAGGAAAAGACTTTTTAGATAGTCGGTATTGGTGGAAAGACTATTTAGCCGATAATTTTTATTCAGATTTCATTAATTACAAAGGCGGTGAAAGTGGTTTGCTTAGTTATCCCTCTTTTTTATTTATTGATATATTGAATTATCAATTAGAAAAGGCTGGCATGACACTACAATCCAACTTGCTTGCATCAGAACCCTACAACAACCTTTGTTTTACCTTCAATAACTCAGCACAAACCCTGCAAGGTTCGTTTATAAATACAAAAAGCAATACTAGAACAATGTTAGACTTGATTAAGGACGTTGCAACATTGCTAAATGCCGAGTTTATTTTTACAACTGACGCAAACAACAATAATAAACTTATTTTTGAACATAAATCCTATTTTTTGGATTCAGATAATTACACATTAATAAGTTTAGAAGATTTTTATACGCCAAATGCAATAGAGTTGCAATATATTGATAATGAAGATGATAACTGCAAAAGTATTAGATATGCTTATGAATATGCCGGCATTACTGACTATGTAATTGAAACACAAACAATATATAGTACACTTGTAGAGTTTACTGAAAATAACGACCCTTTAGCGGAATCATGTGAAAAAATAATGCCTTTTCATGCACCTTTGATAGATGAAACAACGGGTAAATTCTCAGGCTTGACACCTAACGAGTTTAGAAGTGAAACAGATATAGTTGTAACAATATGGGATGGCAACGGTAACAAGGGCAATGAAAACGGGACTAATTATCCTATTAAGTCACCAGAGGACCAATGGAATTATCCTTTGTACTTTGATAAGGATTCGCCAAATGGACTTTACCAGAAGTTTCATTATTTAGACAACCCCTCAATAAGTAGCTGCTCGATTGAACTATCGGATGGGAGTATAGAACTAAAACCAGTTGATATTACCTTTTGTGATTTTAAACAAATAATAGATGACAATGGATTGTTTATATTGTTTACGGTTACCGATTCAGATGATTGCAAGTATTATTTAAAACCAAATACTGTTAATTTGAATTACGGAACAAACACCATAACACTAGAAAATATAAAATTTAATTAAGTTTTTTTTTTGAAAAGTTTGGAATTGTAAAAAATAGCCTTTATGTTTGTGCTAACAATTTATTAATTAACATTTTAAACATTTAAACAATGAAAAATTTATTATTATTAGCGTTATTCACAATTTCAACAATTTCAGCAACAGCACAACTATCAAGTAGTTCACAGTTTGTGCGAAAAAACTTAGATGAACAATATTTACAAATTAGAACTAAAGCAGTATCAGAGTGGAGTGGTGATAACGCAATGATTGTCTACTTTATTAATAAACAATGTGAAGCTCTCATTAAATACTATGAGAAACCTTATAGTAAAATGATTACGGCAAAAAAAGGAACTGAGCATGATGGTAGGTTCCTTGAATTTATGACAAAATGGACAGAAATAAATGCGGAGGGTGGTGTATTTGTAGACCATAAAATGGTAATTTATGAGATTGACAAGTATTTAAAAAACACAGATTACTAAAATTAATTAACATTTAAAACTTAAAAAAATGAATCTAGTACAGAAAAAACAAAAAAGCGTTACGAAAGCATATTTATGCTTCTTATTTTTAAATTTACATTACCTATATTTGGGTAAGTATAAAGCCCAGTTAGGTTATTTTCTATTACCGACATTTGGCTTAATCATCCTGGCAGCTGGTTACAGTTTAGGCGGCTTTATGCTCTTAGCCTTTATACTTTGGGCGTTGTTTGACCTCTTTACATTGTGGTATAGAGTCAATAAAATCAATGATAAAATAGAAATGTACAATACTCAGGTAGAACTAAATAAAATTGAGTTGTACAATGGGAAAAGTGATGATGGAATATCGTACTTATAGTGTTGAGGTGGGAAAGTGAAACCTAAAAACACCTTAAAACGACCCCAATGTGGGAAAACCGAGATAATTAATTTTATTTCGGTTTTTTTTTGCCTTTTATTTTGTTTTTTAAATAATAACCCTTATCTTTGTTTCGACAAGGCAAAGGTCGAAAGTCATACGATTCGATTTGGTTTGGTTAATGAGTTGGGTGTGAGTAGCTGATAAGGCGAAAGCATCCAACAAACTTTTGAGATGAGAAACACATTTAACTTGATATTTATTATTATTTATTTAATCCAAGTAAATAAACTCTATATGCAATACAACAACGATTTTAGACATGATTTAAAGGTCGGTATGACGAAGGAAAAGGAACTTGGGGAAATATTCCAAGGTTCTACAATAGAGGTCAAGTACGACCTTAAAGCGCTTGAAACTGGTAACGTATTTGTAGAGTACAAAAGCAGGGGTAAGCTTAGTGGATTGTCTACAACAGATGCCGATTACTATTGTTTTTGCTTGGGCAACACGTTTCATTTAATCAAGACCGAGGATTTAAAAGCTGTGTGCCGTCCTTATTTCAATACCAACAAAGATGTAAAGGGGGGTGATAATAATACGTCAAAAGGAATCCTATTACCTATAAAAGAATTGTTTTGATTTTTATTTTTAGCATGATTGATTGTTTGGGTGCTGCCATAATTGGTGGCACTTTTTTTTGCCCTTTATTGAGATTATTTTAAAAAAAGTTTGTTTATTAAATAAATAGTCCTATCTTTGTTATGTCAATAAGACAAAAACAATTAAATAAAAAAAACAATGACACAATCAGAAACTAATAACCTAAAAAAAGAAATTACTATGATGGTTGACCTTGTAGGTTTCAACTTTATGGAGTGTTCTTGGTTGGATAAATTATCTATTAAAGCAAAAGGTACTTTAAGAGAGTACTTTGCAGACGCTGGGAGCTTATCTAAGCGAGAAATAGCTATTATGTTATACAAGAACAAAGACGCCCAATTATGGAATCACATAATGGCTAATATTAGATAAAATCCCAACCACTCAAAACCGTAGCACATCAGTAAAAAGGTGTGCTTTTTTTTTGCACCTACCTTAAAAGCGTAATAATTATTTTTCAAATAACGCTTTTTAAATTAGGAAATATGGATATTATTTTGTACATTTGCAATTAGCGATTTGAAACATAAAAAATCGTAGACATAGACAGTAAGTAATAGTATTAAATCTTATTTGTCAATTGTTTTTGAAAGTTGGGTTAAAAATTAAGCCTATTTTTTTGAGAAACTAAAGCCATATATAAAAGGTAAGTTTTTGGTTAGAAATAATTACTTGATTGCGCCTAGTTGAATTGTTGAATTAATATTTTGCTCCAAGCCTTTGTGATAGCGACCAATTGGAGACACCTGAAAAAGATGGTGAAATATAATTGTAAAGAAATTGAAACAATTAGAAGGTCAAATATTAGTTTTTCAATACTTTTTTAAATGATTTCTTAGGAATAAAGGTGATTTGTCAAAATCGCCTATAACCTGAGGTTTATCTTTTTCTATAATGCTTTACAATATTAACAGTATAATTACTAGTTAAGTGTGCGCGTGTGCTCTCTCTAAAAATAAATGAAAATAAATTAAGTTTTTTTTTCGAAAAGTTTGGATTATTGGAATATTGGTTGTAAATTTGATTATCGTTAACAATTAAACAATAATAAAATGAAAAAGTATTTAACAGTATTAATTGAAGAAAAAGGAAAGTCATTAGACGACACTATTAATCTAGACGGTCACTTCGGTTTAACTTATGGAATGTTAGTAGATTTTATTGAAAGCATGGAAATGTACCACGCAACAATAAAAGCTACATTAGTAAAGATAGATTTTATGAACGGTGATGTGTTCCATTATTTAAACCACTTAGCCGCTGGAATGGTTGAAGCTGTAAACAAATAATTAGCGAATAATAAAACAAAAGGGATGAGCTTTAAAAGTTTTTCCCTTTTTTTTATCCAAAATTAGGTTTTTTAAAAATATTGTCTTATATTTGTTATGTCAAAGGAATTAAACAATAACAATTAAAAAAAACAATTATGAAAATTTTTTCAGCATCTAAAAAGAAAGCAGTTTTTATCACAAAAAATCACGGAAAATTTATAGCTGAATTTGTCCAATTTGACCAAGAAAACCAGAGAGAACATTTAATTGAGATGAAGTCTTACAAGACTGAAAAAGCGGCTATTAAGTGGGCAAATAAACAATTATTTTAAAGATATTATAGTAGGGGTACTGTATTGCTAGCGTGAGTAGGGCGGAAATCCGAAAGCGCGATTTTTTAAAACAATAAATAAATGATAAAAATAACAAAAGGCGACAGATACGGAATGCTTACGATACAATCAGAAGCACCGAGGTATAACCATAAGAAAATCGTTTATCCAAGAAGATTGATGAACGTAACTTGCGATTGTAGACCGAATAGGGAAATCGTAGTAAGACTAGACCATTTGCGACAAGGAGCGACAAAAAGTTGCGGTTGTCTTAAATCAAATAATAGAAAATATGAGAAAGCGAACACCTGACTACGAATTAAATGCAAGTAAAACAGATTATTTCCTTATAATTACATTGGTTTTATTCTGGTTTTATTTGGCAAATTAACACTATTGAAACACTATATTAGCTACATCCTTTCTCGGGGTGTGGCTTTTTCTAATTTAAACTATATGAACTTTAAAATATCAGAATTTGTTATAGGGGACTCTTTACTTCCAAAAAAGGTAGCGGACAAAATACTATTGTATCACTTGTTACCACTTCAAAAAGTACGTGATGAAATTGGAATACCAGTTTACCCTTCGCAGAATAGCTGTTACCGTCCCGTATCATGGGAAAAGGCACGAGGTAGGAGTGGCAATAGTCAACACACATTCAAAGGAATGGGGGCGTGTGATGTGACTTGTAGCAACTTCCAAATGTATAAAGATAAACTATTGGAATTGATTATAAAACATACGTCATACACTAGAATGGCGGTTTACAAGGGTTTTATTCATTGTGATTACAAACCAACCTCAGACGGGAAAAGACAACTATTTAAAAGTGATAAAAACTCACGTTGGGAATTTATAAAAAACGTTTAATATGGACTATTACGAACTAGAATACAATGGGAAAATGATTAGCATGAATGACGCTAAAAGCTTACATTGGAGAGCATTAAAAAAGAAAGTTGATGCAATAGAGATAGAATTTAAAAAAATCATTAGGGGTGCTAATCCGCCTAAATACGACAAATTTGAAGTAGAGGTAGAATATTATAATAGGTACGATGTGGACAATATCTCTTTTACGGTCAAATGTATGATAGACCAATTAGTACGAGAAAAGAAATTGATAGATGATAATAAAAAACATTGGGAGCGATTAACGATAACAGCCAATAGGGAATTGAAAAACAATACAATAATCTTTAGAATAATACAACGCTAAAAATTAGGATTTGTCAATAAAAAACCGTATATTAAGCTTTGTTATGGACGAATACTACGTAATCAAGAAATTAAAAATGAATAAACTATTAAAAGGTGATTGCTTGATTGAAAGCGACAAAATAGAAAGTGGAAGCGTTGATTTAATATTAACGGATTTGCCTTATGGAACGATGAAAGGTATAAACGAGGATTTCGTAGGTTATGGAAGAAAAAACCACGATGGGCATTTATGGGATAATGTTATTGATACTAAAAAGGTCTACGAGGTAGCAAATAGAATACTGCGTAAAAATGGTAAAATGATTTTGTTTGCACAAGACCCGTTTAGTACAGAATTAAAAACAAAAGCTATACCAAACATTCCATTTGGTTACTCTATGATTTGGGAAAAGAATGACTTTGCAAATGCTTTAATTTCTAAAAAAGCACCTGTAAATTATTATGAGGATGTTTTAGTATTTAGTAAGAACCACGATTTTGAGGGATTGCATCCATTAAGAGATTATTTTAAAAACTTATTGTCTTTTATAGGATTGAAAAAGAAATACATCATTGAAAAAATAGGCGGTAGGGCTGACCATTGCTTTAGGATTAATAGCTCTCAATTTGAACTTTGTAAAAAACACACCTACTTAGATTTGATAAAAGAATTTAGTATTAATAATATGGAAGGGTTTTTAAACTATACAGAACTTAAAAGTATAAATAAAAAATACGGAAGCACCTTCAATCTATGGGAAGGTAAAAAATACAAAAGCAATATTTTAAAATACAAAAAAGACTATACAGGACACCATCCAACGCAAAAGCCCGTTTTATTATTAGAGGATTTAATAAAGACTTTTAGCAATGAGAATGATTTAGTAGTTGATTTAACAATGGGTAGTGGTTCAACGGGAGTAGCTTGTAAGAACACTAACCGAAACTTTATAGGGATTGAACAGGATGATAACTATTTTGAGATAGCTAAACAACGTATAGAGGAAACTGAATACAAACTATTTTAGTATCATTCACAACGCATTGTAAACATGGACGAATATAAAAACTACGTAATCAAGGAACTGAAAGAGGATGAGTTTTTCAACTTGTTTTCAGAGATTGAGGTCATGCAATGCAGACGGGATGCCGCTTGCTCCTTGCATGATTTTGAACTATATGAGGATTGCCAAAGTAAAGTGGAGTTCCTCCAATATCAGTTATTATTTCACACAATATCAGAAAACTAATGCACAACAATTGTATATGTAAAAAGTGCGGTGTTACGTTTGCCGTCAACCGTACGAGAGAGAAAGAAGGACTTTTGTATGATAAATACTGGAGGTTGATAAAGTGTGTTGAGAAGGGATGTAAAGGCGAAATAAAAAGTAACAGACGTGAAAAGATTGAGGATATACAAATCAACTTATACGCGGCACAAAACAAAGAATATATAAATAAATAATATGACAGCAATAAGCGGGACTGTAATCAGTAGTATCATGCTACATGATTTTGACGGTACAAAAACGGATGGTGATAGTTTTAGCGGAATAGTACCAACTCAGAGAGTTAAGATTGAGTTTGACCACAACAAAACGGAATACAACACCGCAATTTTAGGCGGTTCTTTTACAGGAAACTTTGATGCGAACATTGTTTCCTTTTCTGCGTTTATAGTCGACTCCCCACCTATTTCGGGCGTTAGTTTACCCCCACCAAACGGAACGACCCTATTAACGTCAATAGAGAGCAATACATCAACAAATAGAGTTGATAGCTGTGTTTTTAGAGTTGAGGAAAATTGGGCAAATAACAATCTAATTAAATACGTTGTTGGTCAATGGACTTTCACTTATTCGGACGGCACTAACACAATAACCGACTATATACGAAAGACGATTGACTTAAATTTTAGAGCGTTTGAAGGTAATGATACAAATATAGAATTTTTGGAAATTGTAGACGATACAAGCACCGCAATCGGTGAAACTTTGTGTGATAGTTACAATGGAAAACTTTATCCAAAATTCCAATCTAATTTGAGTGGTCAATATACGCAAGGACTCGTCACATACGACACGAAAGGCGGGATAAAAGAGGAAAACAACCACACCAATGCAAATATAGCAAAGTCGGATACTACAATTATATCGGCATTGAGTCCAGTTAACCCAATTAACGATACAGACGGTTTCCAATTTTGCGTAGACCTTGCCGAGTTCAACCCCAATCAAACAGCTGGATATTGTTTCAATACGGTTTTGATTTATGAAGGTGTTTTGACTTCTACCTCTTGCGACTGTATAGATATACAACTTGCTCAAACAATAGTAACATCCAACGCCTTGCAAATTAGCTTTGACATGGCTTTTACTTTGTCTGGTGGTATTACATCTGGAGAGGTTGACAACATAGAGTTTCAGCACAACGGAACTATTATAGGAACATACGAATTTAGCGGAACATTAACGGGTAGTATCAATGTATTGCTGGAGTCGGTTGGTGGTGTTTTTCCCGCATCCGAATACACCGTAATCATTAACCGTTCAAATGGTTGCAATTACAGTAGTACTCACGTATTGACACCAACGACAACGACCTTGGATGATTCAACGTGTACCTTGTACTGTACGGTTTCTTTTACAAGTCCAGACCCTACAGGTTCAAATGTTTACTTTCAAACTTACGGAGGGACGCCCGTATTAGGTGACCCTTCAGGGTACGATGGACAAGCTAGAGCAGGACAATTGATTATAGATATTGTTGCATGGTTAGACTCCAACGGGTACATATACAATCAAGTATTGGTAACAGTAGGAACAAGCGGACAAATTAATGATGTTGTAATAACGGGTACAAACTTGCCACTTGGAATAATAGAAATATTTTACGAGGATTACGGGGTAGAAACGGGTGTCGTTACGGGATGTTTGGAGTATCAAAATATCACAAAATGTACTGTACAATGGGACGGTGTTTTGACTAACGGTGCAGCATTTTTGCAACTTGCTGACGGTACAAATATTGGTAATGTAGGTGGTTACGTTGGTACTGAGTCCCTCGATATGGCTAATGATTTAAAAGCTTATGCCGAAGGTGAGGGTTTTGTTTGTGGTACGGTTTCGAGTGGTGCAAATGGCAGCGGTTGGGTTGATTTTATCACCATTTTTGCAACTAATATACCAGAGAACTATTATCGAGTTCAATGGTTAGCGACTCCACAAGTCGTTTACGGTGTTGCATCATCTTGTAATACAACTGGTTTATTTTAATATATAAATATGGCAAATTATTTAAACATAGAAAGCGAAGGCAACAATATAGACTTGAAAAGTTACGGTAAAACCGTTTGTATGCCCGATATAATTGATTGTAGGGCATCATGTGAACTTATCGCTAAAGATTGCGCACAGCTTTTTAATTGTAGCTTAGAAGAGGGTGCAACGCCTTTCTGTTTGAAGTACGAAACGGGGGGCGTGTTTGATATTCAACTAAGGTTAGTTGACGAGTTTAATCCTGACCCAACCAATCCAGCAAGCGGTTGGGGGTTGTTTGTAAAAGCTGAATTATTGGACGTGGACGGCATTGTTGTATCAAGTGATTATACTGCTTTCTCAAATGACTATGTTGTAGGCTATACTGAGGGGGTTGGTAGTTATCAAACTATACAAATAGACTTTGATAAATGCGAGAATTTAGCGGGTACTTGTTTTTCAATCAAATTTAAAGTGTACGATGATGTAGCAGCGGAAACGGATGTTTACTGTACGGAAACATTTAAAAAATTGGATGATTGCGAGGATTTATTGTACATTGAAAGTAAATATAGTTTCTTAGATTGTTGTGGGAATTATTACGGGTTAGCTGATAGCTTTGTGGGTAGTTCAAACTTTGCGTATTCCAATAAAATTGGTATTTGGGCGGTGATGCAAAACGAAGAGGGTGCGGTTGAGGTTGAAACATCTGGAACAATAAGAACAACTACAACAATACGTGACCAAAAAAACATCAGTTTGCTTGAGAAAATACCTTTTTACTTGCACAAATATATAAGAAATGTTTTTGCGGGTGAAAACTTGTTTTTTAATGATATTGAATTTTTGATGGATGGTTTTACGCCTGAGATTAACGTGGGAGCGTTACCGATGTTTATTTATAATTTTAACATATATACAGAATGCGAGAAAAAATTCGGATGCAATTAAAAAACGTTTTCAATACTATTTTGTTCATGGTTTGTGTTTCTACCGTCTTAATACCTATATATTACTATATTAGAACGGGAAATGACTATATTTTAGATAAAAGTGGGAAATTAAAGTAAAAAAAATAGCCTAAAGTTTGGTATTGTGGGAAAAAAAGGTTATATTGTAGGAAAATAATATTAATAATGCAGTTACAAGAAAACGACATAATTTTATACAATTACAGGCGGTCAAGTATTGCACCAATCATAAAGAAAAAAGATTGGTACGAACGCAACAAAGAATCTTTAAACTTGGACGGTTGGCGAATACCTACTAAGCAACATTTAAAACAAATCTTAGATGAAAACGAAATACAGCCCTTTAAAAAAGAAAGGAAAAAGAAAAAAGAAGAAAACAAAGAAGAGTAAAACGAGAAAATATGGCTAGTAGAATAAAAATTGGTAAAACTGTAAAAGTAAAGGGCAGGAGTTACAAGATTTCAAAAGGTACAGCAAAAGGAAAGAAGTATAAAGCGACCCCAACGGACGGGAAAAGCGGTACAGTACAATTTGGAGCAAAAGGATATAAAGCAGCGCCAGGAACGAAAAGGGGTGATAATTATTGCGCTCGTTCAAGTGGAATAAAGAGTTCTAAACGTGGTGCGGGTGCTAATGACTTTGCCAGAAAACTTTGGAACTGTGAGGGGAAAAAGTCAAGAAAGAAATAAAAAAGGAAACTAATTTTATATAAAATTAAATTTTAAAGATTATGAGTTTATGTTCAACAGGGTGCTGCTCAACAGGTGCATCCACTCCACCAGTTTCTTATGATTCATGCGCGGAGGAAACAAGGGAAAGCACGATTCAGCAGTTTATTCTGTTTAAGTGTGACGCCGAATTTACTGACATTTCAGATAATGCGGAATGGCAAACAAAAATCACAGCTGGCGATATTTCTTTGTCACCAATCGGAAATTTGGTTGTAGGTGCGCCAACTGAATCAGTACACACAGTAAGCTACAAAAAGAAAAAAGTAGTTGGTAGTGAAACGACTATCGAATTTAAAACTATTTTTACGGCTGATGATGGTAGTGATTTCACGTACTTTGATACGCTAAATAAGAATAGTGCTGGAATGAGATTAGCGTGGAAGGATGCTAGCGGTTTTTGGTATTTCAATAACGCAGTAACAACAGCGGTTAAGGCATCAAGTTATGATTTAACAGCAGCAACGGGAATAGGAGAAAGTCCTGGTATGAGTTTTTCAGTTACTCAAACACCACACACGGTTGACGCAACTGGTTCGGCTGAATGGACAATGACTTTTGCAATTACTGAGGAAGGTGTTAGACAAGGGGTGTTATTGCCTGGTGTTAGTGTTGGGTGCTAAAATAGAAAATTATTAAATGGGAGTAATTGAGTTTATAAATAATAATCCTACCTTTTTTGATGGCGTACTTGGTTCGACTGAGTACGCCACAATCTCGTATGAGCAAATAATCACACATACGAGAAGGGTAGAGTCTGATTTAATCGACAGACAACGACCGAATGAGTCCGAAGATGTAAAAGAATATCGCCAACAAAATGTTAGGCGGTTTTCCAATGATATTCTGACAAAGTTGTTTAGTTACATTGGCAAAAGTTTGGAAGAGTCTAGTATCCACATACAAGACCATTCCGAAACGTTGAAAGATTGGAACGACAGTAAACCGTTTACCTTAATGGGGGCGCAAGTTGACGTTTTTGATTATTATTATAGATACATTATCAAGAGAGGAATGGAACGTGCAAATGATGCCGTTTTGTCTTTCCCGTTCAATTCAGAGGATGCAAGTTTACCGCCTTCTCAGTTAAGTGCCAATAGAGTTGTCGGTATTAAGCCAATTGTTGTACCTTTTGAAAGTTTCAAGCATATTCCAACCTCAGAATACAATGTTTTTGCGTGGATTGGTGGTTCAATGACTATGAAAAAAGGCGGTGATTTAGACTGGTATTTTCTAGTTGATGACCAATACTATTATACTTATGTGCCTACCAATACTTTTGTCGATAAGCAGCGAGTTTACGAATTAGAGGTTTGGTATTTTCACGATACGGGTACAACAAAAGACGGAATAAGTACAAATGTTCTGCCTGTTGTTTTTATGGCTGGGGTCTTGACATCTACGCCTGACGGTGACGAACAATACAACGAAAGTTTTATACGTGGTGCGTGTGAGTATTTCGATGAATTTGCTGTTAGGTTTTCGGATAACCAAGTAGTCAATACTAGGTTTTCGCATCCCGTAAAAATTGTAAACGGTGATATAGGTTGTAAAACTTGTAAGGCAAAAGGACAGATTGCAAAAGAGGAAATGATTGACGGTGTTAAGCAATTGACGTATTCAACTTGCAATAGTTGCAACGGCTCAGGGCGTTCCAATGATTCACCAGCGGGAACGGTTTACGCTGAAAACAAAGGCATCGAGGGAACGAATAACCGCCCCCTAATAGAGTATTTAGCGGCTGATTCCAACCTATTGAAACTAAATAAGGAAGACACTTTTTCATTCCTAAAAATGGGTGCAAATGCATTGGGTGTTGACTTGTTAATCAATACAAGCGAAAGCGGTGAAGCTATGAAAATGAGAATGCGACCGACCGCCTTTTTTATGGAAAATATCACAAAGGGTTTTCTTGGTCAAGTTATGCAAAGCCAATTGTTTTTTACGGAATGTCTTTTGCAAAGCAATCGAGGACTAAGACAAACACCTCATGTTACGTTGCCGAAAAGCTATGAATTAGAAACAATCGAGGACAAACTTGAAAAAGTAAATACTACTTTCTCAGCTGACAAATACAACGCAATGACTGAGGTGATTGAGAGCAAGTATAAAGGCAATACAAGAAAAATAAAAATAGAAAATTTAAAACTAGCGTATTCACCTTTGTGGATTTTGTCACAAGAGGAAATAACTGAAAGAATGGCACTAGGAATCTACAACAGAAACGACATAATAAAAAGAGATTATAGTAGTATAGCTTTCAATAATATACTGAAAGAATCTGCTATTGATGTTTTAGACTTGAGCAAAGAACAAATATACAACTATGTAGATAGTTTTATCCAACCTTATTTGATTGATAATGTAGTTTTATTCGATGGTGAACAATAACCGAAAATATGGCATTAAAGGACGATATTAACAAAAAGGATAAGATTATAGATAAGGCTGAAAAAAGGCTGTTAGACGGCATTAAATCAAGCGAAAAAGCTATATTTAACAAGATACTTGGTATATTGAGAAAGTTATCACAGAAAGAAGGGAGGTTACAAAAGGAAACGATAAATAATAAATTTTTAAACAGCATTACAAAAAAGGTTCTTGGTGTTATTAGAAAATCAACTCTACAAAAAAAGATTGATGAATTTTTACCTAACTTTGAAAAGATTGATGAACTAAATAACGATATATACAAGGGTATAACTGGTGCTGAGTTCACAAAAAAGATAAGGAATGAAATAAGTGTTTATAGACGAATTTCAATAGAAAATATCATTGATAACCTATTGGGCGAACAAGCATTGAAAGCTAACTATATAACACCGATTAGAGATATATTATTCAAGGGTGTTGCTTTGAAATCAAAGGTTAAGGATATTGAAAAAGAACTAAGCGTATTTGTAAAAGGAACGGAAAAAAGGGATGGTAGATTTTTACGCTATGTGAAACAAGTTGCAATGGATTCTATTAACCAGCATGATGGAGCAACAAACGACATAGTAAGGGACGCGTACCAATTAGACGGGTTTATATAT